ATCACCAACTCCACCGGTGTTATTATCAAAGAGATCTTGGAGCGCAGTATATAATTCGTTTACAGTTCGAGTTGCTGTAGTGGCAGCCGAGCCTGTCCATTTGATTTGCTTATCACCAGCTGCGTCACCAGCGAAATATACTGTGATGTCACCGCCTAAAAGAGATTCAGTAGCCATCTTATAACTCCACTAGCTCATCTTCGATAAGGGTAACACTCACTGAAATACCATTTGTTCCAGTGTCTGCAGTTGTTTCAACTGGAATATATCTTGTACTTCCTGTAGTACTTTTTCTAACCCTTATTACGATAGGTACGCTTGCTGAAGTATTAACCGCTGAGGTAAATTCACCAGAAGCATTAGTTAATTGATTTGTAATTGTGGCACCGGTCGTTTCATTAAATACTACTACCTGTGCACCGTTGACTGCAGTACCTGAAACATCTTTTACAGAAATACTAATACCCACGTTTTGTTCGATATTCACTGTACCTGTACCGTTTATTTCTACTGTAGGAATTGTTCCTTGATTTACCACCTGAATAGTCAAAATGGCGCTCGAAGCAAGAGTTACAGATAATGCTCCATTAGTAGTACTTGTGATATTGGTGCCTGTTGTCTGAGTTCCATATCCAGTTAATGTATTGCCATCCCAATTTATAGTTGTATTTGTACTAATTGTATCACTAAGTGAAACGGCGGGCACTGTACCAGTTCTAGTAAATGAGCAATTGGTAATACTACCAACAGTACTTGATGTTGATATGATAGAGGCAGTAGATCCAGCAAAGGTGTCTTCAAATGAACATTCATCAATAGAAGCAGAGTTCTGAGTAACTGATTCTGTTCTTCGAAATGCTGTTTCAGAAAGTGTAGTACTACTGCCCCATTCGAATGTTCCCATATCAACAAAACTACAAGTAATGATATTACAGTTTGCAGTGGCGTCTGTTACTACCAAATCTCCACGACTATTAGTAGAAGCAACCGGGTTGCCTACACCTGTATTAATGAATGAACAACCGGTCCAATTCACCTCTGTTGCAGTAGCGTCTGAAGAATTTTGAATTTCAATATTGTGGAAATTAGTACCGACACGAGGAGTATTTCGAATGAAAATGTTTTTATTGGTATCTGTGAATCTAGCGTTTCCACCGGAAGCAGCAGTAACTGTATTATCACCAATTAATATCTTACCTTGCCAATTATAACCACCAGCAGTTTCTTCAAAAATACCATATCTATTGGTATTATCATCAAGCTGAGTGGCTAAATAATCAAAATCTATTGCTGTATCTGCACCAGTTCCTCCAGTCAATTCTATTGTGCATCGACCAATTCGGATAGTATCAATGCCAAAGTGTGAAACACCTCTGTTTTGTTCCGGCGCAGTAACACCACCACCGATAAAGTTAATCGTACCTGAAAAAGTTCCGGCTGAGTCGTCTGCTGTAAACGCAGAAGGATCAACGGCATAACAATACCAACCACCCTGTGGGTTTGGAGTGAAATCACTACCGGAAACAGTATAGGCCTCGATATCTCCTGTACTCGATCCAATTAATACAAAATGGCCACCGGGTGGATTGGTTGCTCCTGCTGTGGCACCGGCAAACGTATCAAGTGAAGAAGGTGCGATGAACCACATCCAAACCAAGATTGCACCATCAGTATCAACTGTAGCCGCAGCTCCATTTCCGGTTGCTGTATCGTATAGCAAAGAGCCTCGAGTTGAGTTATTTCTTGTGTGCTGACCGGCTATCATGCCGGATCCTTGAATATAGAAGTTTGTTTCTAATGCAAAGGCCTGAAAGTCATCGTAGTCAGTCGCAGACGATTCAGACCAATTAGTAGTGGCCTCTCCTGCGTTTATCAATCCACCATTAGCAGATGATAAATCTGTGTCAATTGCTCGTGCGACCATTAGTTATACTCGTAAGTTGTCCTGTCGTCCCATACCTTATCAAAATCGGCCGAATTGTCAGCCCATATAATTTCTAAATCGTCGCCTATTTCATATACTCGTTTAATGCGCCAAATAGGATTCGCCCGATTCGAACCGGGGTCTGCTTCACCGACATAAGTATAACCATTCACTTCGTCAGTATCTACTAATCTGTCGTATTGTTTTTCCATACCTAGTTGCAACCTTTCTGTTATATCTATAAAAGATTGTGAAACGAATTTCTGTTTTTCTGTATCAAATATTAAAATTGCATCACCTTCCATCATGTGACGCTTCTTAAACTCTACATCGTCCATTTGTAAGATATTTACAGAACCACCGCCGCCTATGGCAAGTTCTCTAATTTGATGGTTGACTCTTTTTACAAACTCGTTGAACTTAATTTGTACATCATTAATAGATGCAGCGTTATCTTCAGCTGCCGTTTTAACAGTAGAAGTGACACTTTTTTCAAACGCGTCTATTTCTTTTCGAGCTTCATTAATAAATGAATTGATATTTTGCTTTTGAAACGAGGTTGTTTCAATAAGATTTTTTTCGAAAAGAAGAATATCTTTAGTAAAATCTTTACCGTCTTTACCCGGTGTACCACGAGCACCCTTCAAACCTTGTGGTCCGGCCGGTCCTTGCTCACCAATTGGACCTATTTCACCTTGTTCCCCCTTTTCACCAGGAGGTCCTGGAGGGCCTCTAACAACCTCTTTAGGTTCTAAATTACCAAACTTACGATAGATATCATCAACGTTTTCATTAAGTTCAGATCTAAATTTTTTAAAAAGAGTTACAATGAAACCATTGTTCAATACGTCATTAATATTCATAACGCTTACTCCGAATCAATAAATTTCGTCATGCTTTCAATGAGCTTAAGCTGACTTTCTTCTAGTTTCTCCGAATCAGTTATGTAATTTGTTTTTGTTTTTGGTTGGTTTGTTTCGGTTTCATTATCAAAATTTTCACCATCATCTTGATCTGCATCCATGCCATCGAGATCTGGTTCGCCTGCTTTTTCGTCTTCAATTTCTCGTTGAATTTCTTCAATGTCGTCTTCGGTCATATTAAGAACATTTTTTTGAATCCAAGCTTTAGAAAAGTACTCACCTTTGTATTCTTCAATTTCTCTCAAAGTTGTCATACGTTCACGAATAATTTCAGCCATCTTTAATTCTTCAAAATAATTATCTTTTATAAAGTCGTAACGAATATCATTTCGGATTTTAGAAAAATCTTCGGGACTCATTACTCCCTTAAGAACCAATTGTTTTTCAAGAATAATATTAAATAGCCAAGAAAAACGAGTTCTCAGCCTTCGAACAAATTTACCAAACTTAAGTTCGTCTCGTGTAATTTCTGATACTCTACCAAAAGAATACATCGTTTCTGGTTCAAGACGAGATAAAGGTACTTTAAGAGACTTAAAAAGCTTTCTTTGAAAATATTGAAGATTTTCATCGGTACTTAATGCCTGAGAGGTACCACCGGCAAGAGTATCAACTTCTGTAGATCTATCACCACCTCTTCTCGGAAACCAAAAGTCTTCTGTCATCGTCATCATTTTTCGGCCATCAGTAATTTCACCTGTAGATGAATTATATTGAAGCTTATTTTTATGACGAACCATCATATCTCTGATATATTGTTCTGCTTTTGATTTTGGAAGATTTCCTACGTCAATATAAAAAATTCTACGCTCTGGCGCTCTTGTAAGAGTGTAAATGATAGTAGCATCTTCTAACATTCTTAATTGGTTAAGAGGTTTTAAAGCAGCATGAAGATGAGACAATACCATTGAATTAGTCTCATTCGTAATACCAGAAGTTATTCGACCAATTGAATCTTTTGATATTTTAACTGATGTTTGACCAGCCCCACCTTGCATAGAAAGATTGCCGCCTTGACTTTGCCCAAAACCATTTTCTGAATATATGTAATATTCTGCTTTAATCGATTTTGCAATTGTTTGACCGGTTTTATCCTTTTTCATTTCACGGACAAGCTTGATTTTGCGAGGATCAATATATCTTAATTCTACAATACCTTTTTTAAGGTTTTCTTCGTCAATGATAATATGATAGTTTAACCTACCATCAACATAAAACTTTTGAAACATATCATAACCATTATTTGAAAAATCAAACAATTTTAATATGTTATAGAATTCTTCTTGAACTTTATCGACAACTTTATCCGGAAGATCTGTGTCTTCTAGAACAATTTCAACTACTTCATCAAACGTATCAACATTAATAGCTTCATTAACTACTTCGTCAATAGCTTGAGTAATTTCTGGTTGCATAGACATATTGCGGTAACGAGTGATGAGCTCAGCTTCTGATTTAGCTGAGCCTTCCATATCTAGCCCGGTGGAATAAAATCCACCGAGCGAGTTAGATATGGTAAGTGCACCATCGTCATTTATTGGATCGGCGAATGATACGGGTTTTTTCTCGTCATCATCCGCCCTTTTGATTTCAAAACCAAACAGCTTCATAATTTAGCCACTCCTTGAATATTAAGTAGTGGGAATACCGGTGACGCCTTCAACTCTCCAGAAATCATATTGGAACGTTACACCAAACTCTTCAATAGTATCGGAAGCACCCCAATCGAGAGCAATGCCGTCGATTATAATAGGATACATACCTTCAAAAACGTAAGACCTAAGGGCCGTACCATCTTTACTAAATTGTGTAATAATTCCGTTAGATTTATAATTTTGGGGAAGTGATCTCAAGTTTCCATCATGAGAATTAATAGCGTTTGACCAAGCTTCCAGTGAATTTCTAATAGCAAAATCTTCATCATTAATAACAGTAACAGTCCAATCGTCAAATGTTCTATCACCTGCGTACTTTATATTTCGACCGAAATAAGGTACCTGAAAAGCACCAACGTTAGATGCGGGAATTCCTGCTGATCTAACCATGAATGGTACCTTAAAGTCGGCCTCAGGAGCAACAGGGTTTAAAATCTGAACCTGGAAGAGAGATGGACGAGCACCACCGCCTGTAAGCTGTGATTTAAACTCGTTAATATTAAATGCCATTGTCTCGTTCTCCTTTTCCTATTATTTATTACGTGAGTGAGCCAACAATTTCGTCGAATTCAATGCCTGTTCTTGTAGCAACAAAAGTAAGCTCAATAACGTTGATTGAACGAGCGGGTTTAATAAAAATGTTTGCCTTGAACTTATTCTGATCGATCACTTCAGGAGTATTAACAGTACCATCAGAAATTACTCTGAAGTCTGTAATACCACGTCTGCCTTGGATTTCTCTCAAGAATGGTTCTACAATATTCTTAAATTGTGTTTGAGTAAATTCATCATTTAATTCAAACAAAAATGATTGAGCAGCAGTAGCAATGGCTTTTTCTACTGCAATAAACAATCTTCTTACGTTGATTCTATCAAATGAACTTACATAACCCTGACCAGTCTTGTCGCCAAAGAGAAGAATTCCCTGGCCTACTTGTGACATAATAGGATTAATGCTTGATGAGTAAAGTTGATCTCTCTGAGCCTTATTAGGATTGAAAGCCAACTTAACAACATTTTTAATAACACCTCTTCTATAACCAGCTGGAGACTCATAAGGCTCAACTCTTGAGCAAAGACCAGCCGAATCACCGTTCATTGGAATCCAACGATACTTATCGTTATACTTGTCGTAACGATACTTATAACCAGAATCCATAAACCAGTAAGATGAACTTTGAAGCTTATTACGATAAGCGATAATGTTTACCAACTTAGTATTAGCTGCTGCAGAATCAACTGAAGCTTCTTTAGAAGGTGAAATGAAAGCAACACAATCTTTTCTGTATTCTGCAACATTACCGATGACATAGTTAGCAACAACTCCGCCATCATCATTCTTACCAGTAAGAACAAAAGAAACATCAATTTCGTTTGAATTCTTAAACAAATCGTAAGCTGTTGCTAATCCAGATAAAGATAAGCTAGATTCATTATTACCGTTTACTGCCACAGCAGATGCAACTGTATATTCTTCATCGATTGTATCGAATCCAATTTGTGAACCTGGGTTACCCATATTTTGGATAGTGATACCTGTTCCAGAATTTTCAAACATGGTACCATTTCTAACTGCAATATAAGCAGAATTGTTTTCAATTAATGTTTGATAATACTTAGTTCTACCATCAGCTGCTTGATCTGTATTTGTAATAGAAACATCTGAATAAGTTTCGAGTACAGTTCCAGAAGTTCCTGTAATACCGCCATCTCTATCAATTACTGTAATATGATAATTGCCAGATGCTGGAGCACCTTCATACAATTCACCATACTTATACTTAACTCTCAGTCTTACTTGACTCCAATTATCAGCAGAACCAAGATATTTTTCTACTGTTCTGATTGTGTAATCATAACCAGCGATATCAGGTGCGTTTGTTGTCACATCACCGTTAATATCAAGAGATGTTTCAGTAAATTCAGCAACTGTTAAATTAAAGTAGCCAATTCCGTCGTTACCAACTTCAATCAAACTACCAGCTTCTATTAAACCATCTGCGATTTTATCTGATACTTCAACACGGAAGGTAAGCTCAGTTGTTGCTGATGCGCCAGAATTAAAATCTAATGTATTAGATACAGCAGTATTACCAAATGGGTGACTACCGTCTATTCCACCCACTTCATAAATAGTTTGCTCATATCCAGCACTACCACTCCAAATAACACCGAGTGAGTTTCCGAGAGCACCGGGATAAAGAGCTTCAAACGCACTACTCGTAGTAGTGGTATTACCTTGAAGACTTACATCAATTGCTGTATCAGAATGTGCTTTTGTAGCACCGTTATCAGCTCGAGCAACCCAAATCGCGTTTGCATAAGCTAAGTAATCTGCTGCTACGAAAAATGTTTCGTAATTGTCATTCGAAGGCTTACCAAATCGGCTTACTAATTCGTCTTCCGAAGAAATAAGAATTGCTTCATTAGTGGGGCCCCAATTGAATACACCAGCAATTGCTGCTGGCGGCGTCGCAATGGCCGGTACAGCTGCCGATGCGTCAACTTCTCGAACAATGACGGAAGGACTTACGGAAAAAGCCATTTTTTTCTCCTTTATATTGATCTACGTTAAAGCGTTAGTCAGGTTTGTTCACTATTCTTTATTTATAAAACTAGACTTTTTTACCAACTCCAGTCTTCTTGTTCCTTAACAGCGGTCCAACCCTTTAAATTATTATCTTCTACTTCGTCACCTATATCAATAAAGCCAAATGGCAAAAGTTCTTCTTCCAATTGTTCTTCTGATTTTTCTCTCAATTTCATTAAAGTATTTATGTCAGATATTTCTTTAAAATAATCTTGGTCAGTTAGCCAAGAAAAAATAACTAAATTCATTACTAAATCATCATGATGTCCAGGTTCAGCCTCATAAGATGATCCTTTTTTCGAAAAGCGTGATAATTCTTGTATTGTATTAAAGTCTCTGAGTAATAATTGATTTTGTTCTATAAGCATTTTAAGGATTGAACAACCAATAGATTTAACAGTTTTTGTTGTTCTTATTCCATTATCGGCCCTTTTACCAGCACTATAGCCCGAAGAAATTCTTTTTCCAGATCTTCCAGCGTTCTGAGTATACAATATATTTTCATAATCAAAGTCCATCGAGAGAACGTCTGATACTTGCTCGCCTATATCGTTAGTTTCAATTAGAACACTTGCTCTATTATACAACATTGCTATTCTATATATAACTGAAGCAAAATCAACGGGAGTTACATAATTATCCCGAAATACACACACTTGCTTATATGGCATTGATGTAATATCAATAATTGTAAACGTCGAATAATCTAAACCTTTACCGCGTGAAACATCGCAAGTCATTACATAAATGTGATCTTCTTCTTGTCTTTCGTATTGATAAATGTTTTCTTTTTCTACTAATGGTACATCATAAGCAAGTTGTTTTAGTTTACTTCCATCAATAAGAGTTCCAGAGCTACCTAAGAATTCTCCGCAATACTCTTGTCTAAATTTTTGTTCATCGTGATCTAACGCTTCCATGGTTTCGTTTTTCCACTTCTCATCACGGCCGGGAACATCATTCCACATTACTTTAACGTACTCATAACCATTTGTACCCTCTTCAGCTCCTTTACAGGTCTTCCAGAAGTGGTTTAGTCCATTTGGTGTTGATGTCATTAAGAGTTTTGTTGATTCACCAGAAGAGATTGTAGGATACACCGATGCAAAAAATTCATCATATCCTTCAATAAACGCGACCTCATCAAGATATAAGAATGAAATAGACTTACCACGAATAGCGCTCGATGTAGTAGTACCAGCATATATTTTACAACCATTTTCAAGCGTGATATTACCTTTGTTCCATTCTTCTACACCTTGTTGCATCCAACGGGGCATTGCTTCATAAGCTAACTGAACTCTACCCAATACTTCTCGAGCAGCATCACCTTTATTTGCTAAAATAGCTACTGTTTTATGTTCATTAAAAAGGATGTAATGTAAAATAATTCCAACGGCTGTTGTAGTTTTACCAGCCTGCCGAGCAGTAAGTACGGCTACACGTCGATTATTTGTAATTTTTTCAATGATTTCTCTTTGATAAGAATAAAGGTCAAGTGGAATTAAACCTCTATCAACGTGCACAATTTTAATATAGTTTTCTGCAAAATAGCATGGATCTTGAGCACACTTAACGTATTCTTTTAAAAGGTCTGGTGTCCACTCTATATCTTGACCCGATCTTTTGAGCTGAACGTTACCTAAGTAACCGCCATTACTCACTACCTTCTCCCTTTATCATTTTGAGAAGATCTGCAGTCGAAACGATAAGATTATTATTAGTGATATTTGTTTCTTGTTTAGTTTCTTCTTCCTCTTTTGCAAATCTCTTTTTAGTAGAAAGCTCTACATAATCTTTGTTTGCATCGAGAAGAGTTTTCATTAACGTAGATACAACTTCAAATGCTCGCGGAGATTCTGATTGTTTTGCTATTGAAACCATTTCTTTTACTGCATCGTCACCAAGACCAATAATATTTTCGATATTTCTTTTGGCCAACTCAATATCAGCAATGTTTTCAGCAGCTTCTTTTGTACGAGTTTTGGGCGCGGCAGG